AATAATATCAATCTGCCACTTTTCAACATTGATACCGCGCATTAAAAAATAGGCTTGCATTTCTGAGTATTCAATCGCCATTAGTGAGTAGCCGTTGTGCTTTCTAGCTGTTCGCAAGTCACAAAACCAATCAAAAACACTAGCAATTAAAACCGGCCTTTCGCTTTTTACTAATTCTTCTTCGGTGTATCCAGCCGCAAGCATATGCGACTTCCTTGTCGCTCCACCAACTACCACATCAAGATTAAATAACTCCTTAGCGTGGTCGTATAGCTCAATTATTGCGGCTTGGTAAAGTTTCCCAAATCATCACTAGCCTCGACAATTTGGTCAATCCAGTGTGGGTTATTTTCGATTGCAGTTTTAAGCAATGCCTTATCAAATGCCTGCTCTACACCCGACCACCCAATAACGCGAACTAGAGCGCCTTCAATATTTTGAGCGCGCAACTCTTGCATTGTTTTATCAGCTAATGGTTTGTTTTTGCGGCGTGCAATTTCAGCATCAACGGTATGCTTATTAACTACCGAGTTCACCCAGTTCACTACTTGGTCTGAATGCTTGCCGATAATCTTTAAACTAAAGCCAAGTGGATCGCCATAGGGGTTTTTCATTTCAAGGTCAAAGCCTGCGCTACAATCTGCGACAGTGTTAAAGCTCAAAATATCAATCTTTTTCATGTTTTGTATCTCTTGGTTGGATTAATTGCCCTTGCTCACCCGCGTTCTGTTTCCAACCAAGAAAACAGTCCGCAGGCGAGTAGGTGCTGGGTACTATTAAAGCGTGGTGTCTTGGATCAACAGGGACGTTTTAATAATATTTGTTGCTGTGCCGTTGTATTCGAGAATATCAAATGGCACGGTAAGGATAATAACTTTCTCGCCGTCATCTTTGGTGACAGATCCCACTTTCAAGCGTGGAGCGAATAGACTCAATACTTCGCCATCAGCCGCAACGAATGAGTAACTAAACGTCATCTCATCCTCATTGCTAAACATATCCTGATACACGCCATCATCAAGAATCAAAGTCATTGAACCGGTGGCCATAACCTTGCCGCGAGACTTAGCACCAATACCGCTACAGGCAATAACAGACTCTTGCACGATGTTGTTATTGACTGTCAAATCAAAGCCAGTAACGCGGCATGATTTAGAACCATTCAAGAACGCAACGCCAGCAGCGCCGGACATTGTGCCCTCATCAGGCGATGCGGTAGGCGATGTGAAGTAACGAGTGCCAGAAGTAACTTCGAAGTCTTTACCCAAGAAATCAAAGTTTAGTGTCACCATGCCGTCAGGTTTTGAGCTGATAGACATTGAATTGACTTGTTGACCGAGAGTGATTGAACTGAGAGTAATATCGTTGTGATATTCCTCAACAGTAAACGAATCATTGGTGTGGCCGGTTTGTGGGGTGTAAGAGTTTTTGCCGATTGCCGCGATAGTCATGGCAGTACCGGACGCTTGAGCGGTAAACGCAACGCCGGACAAATCGAGCTTGTAAACATCCATAGTCAAAGCTGCAACATCTATCACAACATATTTACCACGGTCAGCGGTAGCGGTTAAGTTATTACACTCGATAATCATGCCGACCTTAAAACCATCGGTAATGAATGAACCGGTTGAACGTGTAAAAGTTGGCGAGGTTGCCGCTACCGCGATAGTGGTTACAGATCCGGTAGTTGCACTGATTGCGGTAAAGTCTTTACGCAAGCAAGCCGCCATAAGCTGACTATACTGACCACACATCAACTCACCAGCAAGCGAACCAGTTGCGCGGCGCGTGCCGTGGCGTTGGTCTGCTAATTGCTGGCTAGTCTTAATTAAGCCAGATTGAAAAGTGTTTTTCTCGCCCTGAAAGTTTCCAGTCACGCGAGCATAAGATTGTGCTGAGCCTGCCGAGGGTTTTGTTCCCCAAGTAGACTCTTTTTTCATCACGATCTCTTTATTGATACCGTCTGCCATTTTGAAGCCCTCGAATTAGCCGAAAACTTCGGCATTAAAGTTTATTGAAACAACCATCTTAAAAAACTTGCCATCATCGCCCAATACTTTGCGGCTTGGTGTTGACGTTATTCTAACCGTTTGGCCGCTGTGTGTCATAGCTAAACCTCTATAAAAATGAGTTACTAATAGGTTTACTCTATCATCAATTGCAGCCGCGCCCGCGTTTGTTGGGTAATTTAGGGTAACTTGTAGAATACCGCGCTCAAATCTGCGACTGCATCCTAATGTAGTATTTTCAGGGTTTGCCCATAAAATATTAACCCGCTGCCATGGTGTGCCTACTACTGGCAAAAATTCTACGTTTTCCCATGCGGTACTTATTCCAGGCGCGAGTGCGTTTAAGCGTGTTTCTAGTGCTGCCCTAATGCTATTCATAGTTGCGCTGCTGCCTGTCTAACAAAGTCTCTAAATTCAACTACTGATACTCTCACCATGCCTTGCGGCGCTTGGTTTGACCAGCCCTCATATTCCAGCCGGTATGCGTATGGCAATGAGTTTGAAATATAAATCTTGTCACCTAAACGATAGCTAGTATTAGTAGCCCTGCGCATAGATTCGCCGCCGCTTGGGTCTGTGTTATCAGTCACGCTTACATCTGGCGAGCCTATAGAGTACATCCAATTAGCCCGAAACTGGCCGCCAGTGTATCCCGATGGCGCTGGGCTTGCCCATGTTGACGGATCGCCTACGGGGCTTTTATTGTCGATTGACTCTAACAGTTTGAGGCTTGATGCCTTGACTACTTGCTGCGCTCTATTGCCAGCAGCACGTAATAACCGTGTGAAATCTACTTGGAATTGCTGAGGAGTGTTAGCCATGCTATTTCCTCATCGTCACATAATAAACACACGCCAACCCATTCACATTTTCGCGGGTAGCGTCTACGACTTGCCAATCAGCGCCTTGGTATGTGATGCGGTCATTTGTTTGTGGCTGAACCGATCCGACAGTGCTAATCATTGCCAGCTTATCACCGGCCTTTACTTGTGTACCGTCAACATCTGACCCGCTCGCATCTTCTTCGTACATCGTGATCGTGTAGCTTGTCTCGGTGTTAGTCGTTGAGCTTGTGCTTGGGTCATATGTTCCGGCCACAACCTGAATCAATGTAGCAGGCACACCGAACTCAGTTAAGAGCTGGTGCGCCGTTGCTGCCATATCAGATTGAAAGCTCATACTCTAACTACTCTGTGAAAGTTTTCGCCGCCCATCGTGTAGCCGCGCAGCAACTTATCAACCAGAGTCCATTTCTTGCCGCCGTCCTTTGAGTAATCCGAGTAACGCTTAGTGATTTTTCCCACTGTCTCTTCAATTACCGACCCATTGCTTAGGCTTGGAGTTAAAGATTCTGAGCTGGCTATCAATGCCGCTTCCATTTGGGCGACTTTAATATCATTCGGGATAATGGTATTTGAAACATCATAGCCACCTATGACCACATCATAGCGAGGCCATTCCAATGACTGAGTTGATGATGCCTTAATACCCACGAATGTTTTTGTGTCTAGGTACTGCGCAGCTTTGCGCAATGCGGCTTCTTTTAGCGCGCTAGTAGAAATAGCAGCCCATGCGGTATTGCCATAGGCTGCGTGATAAGTGTCGGCCTCGGCTACAGTAGCATAGCTATCAGAACTAGAGCCGCCTACAGTGATGTCGAGAGCCATAATGATTACTCTTTGTTTTCTTCGCTAGATTCTTGTTCTGCTGGTTTTTCTGCTTTGTCTTTCTTTGATTTTTTAGGCTCTGGCTTTTCGTAAGTCCAGCCCATCACCTGCACACATTCTCGAGCATCTACGCTTTGCTTTTCGTGCGCTACGCCGTCTTTGTCGTAAACAGTAACCATGATTGTCTCCAATAAATAAGGGGGCTTTTACACCCCCATACTATTAACGCTTAGCCAAGAAAGCTGAGAAGTTAATGCCGGTTGCAATAGTACCGGCTACCAATGTACTCAAACGAACATAGCGGAAAGTCTCGCCGTTTTCTTCGTTGCGGAACGGAACAACATAACGACCAGAAGCCGATAATGCCGCGTCCATTGGAACAACCAGATTACCAAAAACTTTCTTGGCAAGGCATACGCTACCGCTGTCCATTGCCGCAACATCAGAACCCTCAAGCGATACGGTATAGATTTCATTACCGCTCGCAATTTCACAAGCGGTTAAATCAATAACCAGAAAGCCATCGACTAAGCCATCGCCCAGATCAATGATGGTGCCATCTGTTGAAGCTGCCAACAGTCCAGCAGTCTTGGCAACAAGAGCCGTATCGTAGGTAAACTGTGAATATAAATTAGCCATGTTGTTAGCTCCTATTAAGCTGTGATTGCTGAGTCAGCAATTGACCAAAGACGGGTAGCAGCGCGACCATTAAATGCTGCTAAGCCGGTGTACCACTCTACGCGAGTGCGGTAAGTTGGAGCTGTGTCCAATTCGCCAAGATCGCGAACATTGATACCGCCATTCTGCAAACCAATTACACCCTCTTCACCTGCGTTGATGATGTAGATTGATGATGCGGTTGCAGTGCCAGAAGTTGCAGCTTCGGTGAACGGAAGGATTGCAGCGCCGGTATGGTCAAGATCAACAGTAAGAATCGGCAAGTCGTTGTACATCATTACGCGCTGACCAAGTTGGTTTTTATCCCAAGAGATATAACCGCTAACAGATGTATTACGCGCAGCAGCGGCAAATTTACGAGCCATTGCCTTAGACATAATCATATGAGTTGGGTTAAGAGTTTGGTCGATTGCTTCATCCAGCTTAGCCAATGACAAGGCTGTACCGTTTGCAGTTGAACCTGCTGCGATTTTTTGCGAACCAGTGATACGGGTTTGCAGGCCGTCAAACTCTTTAGGATCGTTTGCGGTATCGCCTTTAATGAATTTGGCAGTCCAAGCCAAAGCCAACGCGCGAACCTTCATAGCTTCATGCACAGAGCGCTGAGACATGCCCATAGTGTCAACGATAAATTTATCGACATCCAAATCGCCGCCAGCAATAACGAGAGATTCGGTCAATGGATTCAATACGCCAGTTGACGCGGTATACCCCTCGTTAACGCCACGGAATCCAACGCCCGGCAATGCGGTTTCGCGGTTGTATTTAAGCGCGTTACCCTGAATATTAGTGAATGGCAAGTTGGCGAGAATATCGCTTGAACCTGCGTATAGTTCGATGATTGCTTGCTTGATAGCGTTGCCGCTTTCGAGTTTCGCAGCTTCAAGTAATGTTAAAGCCATTTTTTAGCCCTCTATTGAGATTGTTCCCTTGCAGCGGTTAAACGCTCCGTAGGAGATAGTTTAGATAAATCTGTTGTAGCTTTACCGCCGCCGCCTTGACTGCCGCCGCCGCTGTTTGCTGGTGCTGCCACATAGTTTTTACCTATATCACTGCCAGCCCACTCGGTAACGTAATCTTTCAGTGTTTTATCACCTACTTTTGCGATTCGGTTATCGCCGTCACTTTCAATTTTCACTTGCCGCTCAATTAAAGCCTTTGCACCGTCCAACAGCTCTTTTTTAACACCTGCTGCGGTTAGCTCGGCCATTAAGCCATTCTCAACAAGCAATTTAGATGTGAAGCCAGATTCGGATTCATGCAATTTCTTGTATTTGTCCACTTCTGCCAATGCGGTTTTGTTCGCTTTGGTTGCTTCTGCCAACTTAGTTTCTAGCGCTTCGTTGGTTTCTCTCAATGACTCAAATTCAGCAGGATCAATTTCAGAATTCTTACGCGCCTTTTTAAGCTCGCCCAATAACTCTTTATTTTTGGCTGCTACCGCTTCAGCTTTCGCTTCTGCTGTTTCAACCGCCTTCTGAATCATTGCGTCAATTGCTGCTTGCTGTCCTGCTGTAAACATGATGTGTCCTCTGGACGTTGTGGCCTCAGGCCGGAAGGTTTCGACCCACAGGGTCATAGCGTAATTCTATCACGATTATATAACTAATCAAATAATGCTAATTCGTCAAGCGTTAATTCACGCCCTGTACCGCTTACCATGTCAGATAGTGTGATTTTACCATCTCGCCATAGCTTGGCTTTGCCTTTCCCTAGGTAGG